CTCCATAGTTGTTCCATGATTATACTTTTGGAGGGAAGCATGAAGCATTAAAATCATAACTTCAAGACTTGGAAGTTCTTGTGTCTGCGCGATTTTCATGAAGACATTAAGCGGATTGGTTCCTAACTTCTTCTCTAAATCAACGCACTCTTTCGCGCCTAAACGCAATTTGTAATCTGTATCTTTAATTGTTAATGTGTAATAAAGCATTTTATATAATCTCCTTCTCATTTATAGTTTTCATGTTTAAAAAAAATTGGGTAGGTAGATTCTTCTACCTACCCTTAATTATTAAAGTCCTGCTGGATTGGTTACAGTAATATCACTGGAAAGATTGATTGTAGCAGTGAATTGTAAAGCGGCATTGACACCTGCGCCAGAAATTGTAGTGGAAACCTGACCACTGAAAGCGAATTCAGTTGTATCAGGGAACTTAACCTTGATAGCATGTGTCTGACCATCTGCTTCTGCCGCACGAAGAACACGGTAGTTGGAAGTAGAAGCAGAGTTATCGTAAAGGAATACGAACTCTAATGTTCCAAAGTCCTTGATACCGTTAATGTAAGTGCGGTTTCCGTCAGCGAGAGTAGTTGTTTCAACCTGTTCAGCCGCGCCACCTAAATTAGGGAACTCCTGTAAGTTCTCAACTTTAGTTCCATCGAGATAGAACTCGACATCTTTAGATAAAATACCTGCATGTGTGCTTGTTGGCATTTAAATTACCTCCTAATAAACTTCAATTCCAAGAGCACGAAAAGTAAGAAGTAATTGACCTATTCCATCTAATCAAAGTTCATTTGTATTAGTGCGGTCAAATCCTAATTCGCGCATCTTTTCATCTATTAAAACTGCGTATTGCGCCAAGGTTTTCTTTTCCCTGGCTCATACTTTAATTTTGTATTCAACTTGGGAAAACCTTAATGTATCGCCTTCTTTGAAGGATTTATTGTAGCCCTCTTGGTAGGAGATACAAGGTAATTCCGTATCTTGTGTTAAAAATAATTCATAGTGAATCGGGAGACCTAATGTCTTTAATTCACTAACTAATTCTGGTGAATAATCTAACATTATTTTTCAGTAGCCTCCTTAATTACATTCGCAAAAATCTGCATTATTTCCTCTTGGCTCGCATTAAAAGCATCTGCCAAGAATGGTTGCGGCTGTTGCCCATGCGTATAAACGAATCCTGCCTCACCTGTTCCAGTGTAGTGGCCTGAATTGTCGTATCAAACCCAAGGTGTATCTCTGCCATCGCCATTGACCGCATAGATACCAGTGCCTTGATGGACATAGGGCGCGTAGTAAAGATTAGTTCCTACCCGACCCTCTTCCTCATTCCATTCAGACGCAATGCTGTTGCGCAAATCACCGTAATGCGCCGGAGCATTTTCTTTGGCTCTGCCTTCTACAAGAACGCATGCCTTTCCAATGGCTTGCTCCATGTCCGCTTTGGATAACTGGTCTAACTTGGCATTAAGTTTTTGTATTCCAACAACCGTCATATTACATTGCCTTTAAAAATACCTGGTTCATTCTGCCAAACATATTAACAAATAGAACCTTATACTTCTTTTCGCCAATTTCAATAATCTGATTATCGTTAATGTCATATGTAGTTAAACCCGTATATTCCACATTCTGATAACGAATATCATCAGTTTGCTTGTGATTGTATAAACCAAAAGTAAGAGTAATAGATTTTTGCGCTATTGGTTCAACCAAATCTTGACCGTATTCATCTTGTCCGCCCATCGTAAGTAGAGTTGCGGGAACCTCGCTTCTATTTATTACCATAAGATTCTAAATCCTCCGTTCCCTTTATTGGATTTCTTAATAGCATCTAAGGCGCTCAAAATAGAAGCGGGGTAATCAGATGTATATGAATAACGAACGCCAGAATAGTCTTCACTTTCCAGACCTTCTGTTCCAAGACGATTGAATTTATAAACAACCATTTCGGTAATTACAGATTGCATAGAGAGAACATCTGTATTACCTGTTTTTCTTATTGCATCATCTTCTGCTAATTCCAAGAGTAAAGTAAGTAGTTCATCTTTTCCCTCGGCGGCAGAGCCTAAAAGTAATTTAATGTTCTCTAACATTAGCCACCTCTAATTAGGATGCTTTGTAGCAGAATACTCTATCAGCCTTTGTAATAGCGATAACTTTTACATCACGACCATAGATAGTTGTCTTTCTGTGGTCTGCATCTCTTTCCTGCTCTGTTTCAACGCCCTTTTTGCGGAAGCAAGTAATAGCGCTCTTGCAAGCAAGGAAACCTTCTGCGACTTCATCAACAGCCGCTACATAACCTGGGTCACCAACTGTTCCAACTGCTGGTGTAGCGTTAGCAACTGCTTTAGATACATAGATAGGAACACCTGCGATATGTCCTACATAACCGCTACGAATGAAACCTTCTACATACTTCAACTGGTCTTTAGCGTTCTTCTGGATTTCCGCAAGGCCAAGTTTATTAACGAGAATATACATATCATTATGCTCTTCAAGAGGCATTTCAGCGATAGCATCAACAATGTCATCAAACTCTAAACCTGTGAGAGTTCCATCGCCCTTACGGAGTTCTGCAACTACCTTTGTGGTAACATCATTTACCATGCTTTCAGCAAGATACTCAATAGCCTTATCAATTGCTTTTGGGTCATTCATTTGCTGTTCATCATAGAAAGGAACTTTACCCTGAGTTGTAGCAACCTCATAATCTTCCTCTGTGAATTCAGAACCAATAACTCCTGTATTTCCTTCGCCCATGTCAAGGTCTTCGACAGCGCCGATACCTTTATATGTTCTGATTTTCTTTGTCATGCCAGGGGCTTCAGTTAAGGAATTATCAAGAGTAATGAACTGGTTCATATCTAATCTTGTAATTAACTGATTTTCTAACTTTGTTTCAACGACCTCGTTGTCATAAGTTTTAATACTTGCTGTATCGTATTTAGACATCTTAAACCTCCATTATCGTAGAGTATTGTAGAGTTCAGGATTATTTGCCTTTAACTCCATCATTTCACTAATACTCATCTTATTAAATTGTTCCTTGGTAATGGTTTCATCACGCGGCAAACCTTTCTTAGGCGCATTACCCGCTAAGCGTTTCTCAA